TCGCATCTTCCATGGCCATTGTTTCCGTGAATTTATTGACAGTCATTGCACCACCAATGGCTGCAATATATTGATCACGGACAAAGAACAGCACTTTATCTTTTGGAACGAATGATGACGTTGTGACTGTTGGATTGAATGGCAAGCTTTGTACATAAGCACCGGCAGAGTTTTGGACAGTTGAATTTGCTTGAATTCCAAAGCTATCGAAAGGGTTGACGACCATGACAACCTTGCCAGCGATATTACGGACTTTTTCCACACCATCCTTGCCAACAGGTCTGATAGAGAGCTTCTCGACTACTCCTTTTAGTTCGTTGATTGTTGTACGACCTGGTTTGAATGTTAGCGTGCCTGCAGATTGCTTTTCAATTACAGCGCCATTTTCCTGTACTTCATAAAGAAGTCCGACTGGCTGAGACTGACCATTACCCGCGACATAGCCGCGCTCAAGTCCCACGGTCATTGCTTCCTTAATCATGGTGCGCACATAGCGCTCCACCCAGACAGGTCCAAGTTGCAGCATATCATTTGCAAGTGGAATGAATGCAGTCAATTTGAGCTGCGTGATTTTTTCTTTTCGGAAGGTAGCGTTAAGCTGGCCTTTGATATCTCCGAACAAATCACCCCATACTGCCGCACCTTCAGGATCAGAGTAAATGAACTCGGTTACTGCACCGAGATTCTGGATACCAATTGCTTGCAGCAATGGGTGAGACTCAACAAGGTCTTGGAAAACACGTTCCTGCGTTGTTTTTGGAAGTGTGTCCTTATCTTTGAAACCGCCGTCTTCGATCACGGCATTGAAGAATTCTCTTTCTTCGCTTGTGAGCACGTTAACTCCACGAGATTGCAATACTGATTGGTCGTTCATCTCGCTTTGTACTTGCGTGAAAATATCAGCGCGGACATCGGCTGATAGTGCTTCGATCATCTCGCTTAATGCGGCTGCCTGCGCAGCTTGGTCACCGTTTTGTACAGCTTCCGCGAAAGCCGTTTTCTTTTCTTCAAAGTTTACAAATTTAATTTTTGGCATGATTTGCCCTCCTATAAATTCAATTTTAAAAAGAGACTAGCCACGTTCTGCACTGGAATTTCTTCCGCAGTGTCCGGATTAGTCTCTTTCGGTTTATTTTTATTTACTTGTGCTGCTACGCCATATTTGGCGAGAAGCTTTTCTTTACTGTTTTCGTACTCATCCGGTTGCTCTTCCGGTTCATCTTCCGGATCTTCAAGCTCAGGGATTTCGATTTCATCCTCCACCTTATCGGCCAATCCAAAAGCAACAGCTTCTTCCGCAGTCAACCATGTCTCATCATCAAGCAGCTGCTCAAGCTCCCCTTCCTCACCAACAAATCTCTTTTTGTAGGATGCAGCCAGAGCTGAATCGATTTTACGCAAGTCCTTCGCTGTCTTTTCAAATACTGCAGCATTGCCCCACTCAATGGTGGATGCTCTATGGATCATGAGCATGGTGTTTTCAGGCATGATGATTTCATCACCAGCCATTGCAATGACAGAAGCCGCGGACGCTGCAAATCCATCTACATGGACAACGATCTTTGCTTTATGATTTTTGAGCAAATTGCAGATAGCCACACCCTCAAATGCTGAGCCGCCTGGCGAGTTAATATGCACATGGATTGTTTCTGCCTTGGATTCTTCCAGTTTTCTTCTAATGTTGCCACCAGTGTTTTCACTGAAGAACCCGCCAATGGGGCCATAAATATAGAATCTCGCTTCCTTGCTATCATCCGATGCCTCAAAGCGGACGTCTGTTTTCTTTGTCATCATGTTCATCAACTGTTCCTTGAGCTCTTTACTCATCTTCTTCCTCACCTCCTTCATCATCAACTCCAGTTTTATCAATGGATTCGTAGTTCTTGGTCATTACATACTCATCCATCTTAGGATCATCGACCATTTCATCTCCCACCTTGTCACGCAGTTCATTACGGTTCCATCCGCCGGAAGCAATAAGCTTGTCTATGCTTGTTGCAAGATCAAAGATGTTGCTGTATGTCGGCGTCCGGATTTCCAAATGCTGCCCCTTAAGATAATCAGCGCGATCGATTACTGTATAATTCAGCGCGTCACTTATTTTCTTGACCAGCGGCTTTATACAAAAGACCATGTAATTACGCGTAGGTTTTTCCAAATCCTTCGTATCGCCTTTCAGCATGACAATTGGAATGCCGAGAGCCGCTGCTACTTGCGACATGAAGCCGTCCGTCACTTTATTTATTTCATCTACACTGGGACCAACAGCATTATCTTTCTGATGTTCTTTGTAGGTAAATCCTTTTTGCTGCGGAATGATGGCAACTGCTTTATCTCTTATCGCGCTATATACACGATCAATAAAACGCTGAATCTTATTTTGCTTTTCTTCATCTTTTCCGGTTACCGATTCTATATCAACCGTTGACCTGATCTGATTTTTCCTTTTCTGGAAATCCACCAGCCGCCCGAATAAGTCCCCGTAATCGTAAAAAAGCTCATCGATAAGTTTCGATAGCTTCTCATTGGAATATTGAATATAGATGACTTCGCTCATGAGGAAGCTGCGCTTGAATTCGTAATCCCGGACAACGACATTCTTGAAGACGTCTTCCATCACCGCGTATTCTACTTTTGTAAAAGAATCTGCAATAAGCAAATCACCGGTATCACTCTGGATAATCAAACAATCATTGTCATAGATTAATTTTCGGACAACCTTCTGCCAGAAGTATGATGCAGACATATTTTGATTAGGCCGAAGGTTCAGCTTGTAGTACATCTCATCCTTGATTGTTTTTTTATCTTTCCTTACACGGAACTCTGATTGGCTTATGGTTCGACTAATTAATCCAATACAGGTTTCAATCGCCACTCTTTTCAGATGCGCTTTGTTAGATCTATCCTCGAATAAATCAAGGTCCAACATTACCTCCGCTTCACTATTTCTTTTCAGCAGCCCGAATAGATCCAAAAATCCCAATATCTCACCCCCTTTAACTTAGAAATCAATAGAATCCAAATAAAATTCGCCGCTTTCTTGTATCAATTCATCCGCCTGCCACAAGGCATGAATAAATGCCTGGAAGCCATCTGTCTTTCGGCGATACTCGTCTTTCTTCAAATACTCTTTGTTACCATCCGCTTTGGTCTTAACGTACACGTTATTTGTGTACCAGCGCATAAGCGGGTTATCCCCGAATATGATGTTATGCTTGGCGAATGCCGTTTCAACCCGCGGGGCAAGTAGAGAATGGATTGCACGGGGATTTCGGATATAGAGTATTTCAAATCCTTCCGCTTCGAGTGCTGCCTTCACCAGATCAAGTCGGTAATTATCAGCTACGATTCTATTAAATCCATAACTTTCTCGCATTTCTACAAACCAATTAACGATATGCTTAATATCAATAACCGGTCCATCCACAACCGTTAGCAGGCCCATATCTTCCCAATCTCTGATGGGTGCCTGCAGCTCTACGGAGTTTAAAAATCCTTTGCGAGCAAACGAATGTGTCTTCCAGACATAGTTTCCATCGATATAGAACAACAACCCAACGGCAGCAAAGTCCTTTATTCGTCCGTAATCAAGTCCGCCGATACAAGGCCTGTGCAGTAATTCAGGCATCGGTCTGTTAGTAGCTTCGATTTCCTCCCACGTTGCAACAGATTTCTCAAGGTCCACTTCCGGATAGTTCATCCGCTTTGTTATAAACTCCATGCGGCTGGAAGGGTTTGTTTTCAACTGGCGGTACTGCGTCTTGACTTTTCGGAACAAGCCCTTTGCATAAGCTGACATCTCAAACTCAAACATCGGATTTGCTTTTCCCCATTTTTCCGGCTGGTGCATTTCATCAACGTTATCGATTCTGCAGATGAACGGGAAGAGCGGATCATCCAGCTCTTTTCCTTCCAGAATATCCATGGCTCTTTGGATTGTTTTATCCAAGAAACCATCACGGACATATCCGTCTGAGCCAATAAAGAACTCTCGTGAATTTCTCACCTTACCCAATCCGGAAGAGAATACATTTACAGTATCGAATGTGGCATAAGAATGAATCTCATCATAGATCACGCAGCCATCGCGCAAACCATCTTTTGTACCGGCGTTTGATGTATGGAATTGCAACTCGCTTTTGGTGTCGTATCCCATAATCAATACCTTGGTGCGATAAAACATATCTTCCAGAACTTCTCTGGATCCAATAGTGTCATAGATTTCTTTAAAAGATGTCTTGGCCTGCTTTTCATTATTGGCCACAATCGACACATTATATTTTGGTATCCCATGTAATGGGCTGATGAAGAAATGCGCCAATGCTGAGATAAGACCGTTCTTCCCGGCTCCCCTGCCCATAAGCAACAAAAATTGCT